CAGCCATAGCCGACTTTTTCTGCTTGGTAGTCAAAGCCTGAGGCTTGCCCAGGCCCTTTGGGCGTTTCTTGTCCCAAACTTCTTTTTTCTTCGCCATTTTACCCCCCCAGCATTGAACCGGCACCTTTGATGCCCGTCTGAGCATTTTCGCGGTCGCTTGACAGTAAAAGTCTGTAGCCGCCGCGCTGATTGCGTCTTGACTTGGACCTAGCTGCAACTCGTGATTTAGCCGTGCGCTCTTCTTCTTCAAGCCTGGCTTCTTGCTTCGCTAAAATGTCAGCTTGTTTTTGCATAGCTTCGGTTTGCGCTTTGTTTGCCGCCGAGTTGTCAGGAACTTTCGGACCGCCAAAAATTTTCTTAACTACGTTGCTCATCGTAAAACCTTACAAAAATGTGATAATCGTCACCCTCAGGGCCATATTCTTTGAGGGTTGCTTCCCTTTTAAATTTAACAAACTCGGCAAAGCGAACAGCCTGTAAGTGCGATGAACGAACCATGAACTGCAATCTCCGTAATTGCATAGAAGGACCAATGTGATAGAAAACTGCACGACCAGCCTTGCCTATTACAATCGGGTTGCGCTCAATACGATTGCTTGGCACCATCCAGCCCTCAGCGACACCAGGCCAAATCTCATAAAACCCAAATGAGAGAAATGGCTTATCATTATAAAACAGAGTAAATGCTGGATTATCTTGCGCCTGGGCCCCAAGACTTTCTGCAAAACCTGGCACCGCCTGGCTAAACCGCCTGGAATAATCAGTTAGTTCCATCAGGTAGATGTGACTCGGATGAAAATCCACAGTCCGCAAACCGCACCAACCAACAACATCCTGGGCCGTTACCATACGTTAAAATCAGTTTTAGCCAGGGTAGGGAGCCCGTCATTCCTTAACCGACTCCTGGTCATGCGCCTATGTTCGCCAGCCCCCAGGAGCAAATACCCATAAGCATCGCCAACGTGGGAGCTATCATTTTTATTTGGCACATCCCGAAAGCGATCATTGCCGCCGCTGATCCCAACCCGCTTGAAATGATACCCACCCGCCAGGGCCTTTCTAAGCCGCGTACAACGGGCATTGACCCTCAGCCCTGGTTTCCCATCAGTCAGCCGCAACATAGGGGCTGCACCAGCCTCACGGCGCACCTGGAAGTCATTTGACGCTGTAGGCTGGGCAGTTAGCCCAATGGTTCGCAAATGGTCAAAAGCCGTAACCTCGAATATTTCATCCCGCTTCATACCAGCCGGATCACCCCAAACCTTCACCTCAAACTTGGGATATTTCATATTCAATTCATAAAGCAACATCTGGCCAAATCGCTCCAGCCCCATGTCCTCGGTCACAATCTCCTCTAAAACGTGCCATTTACCAGACGCAAACCGCTGGCCAATAACAGCCGCAGGGGTTAATCCAAAGTCCAGGCCAACGTGCAAAGGCAATGACAAGTCTGCGGTCAGGTCATGGTCAACCATAATCGTGTCATCATACTCATGCCAGACGGGCTTACCCTCTTGCACATAGACATATTTGCCGCCAACGTAACACTCAATCCAATCAAGCTGTTTATCGCCAATCTGTTGCTCATAATAACCATTTGGCAGATTGCCGACATTCTCAGCCTTTGGATTATTCGCCCATAACCTACCACCACCAGGCAAAGCCTCAGGGTTTTCGCTTGTTACCTCAAGCATACCTGGCGGCTGATTGTAAAAGTTCCATTTATATTTACCCTTTACTGGCTCCTTCTCAGACAACCGATACCACCAATGATCGTCTGCCATAGGGTTGGTATCAGCCCATATACCCCGCCAGGGGCAACCACCATTCGCCTTTGTCGGATACCGCCCGACACGATGCGTTAGCCCCTGGACAATACTTAATGGGAGTTCGCGCGCCTCGTTTACCCAGGCACCACTTAACTCAAGAGATAACAGCTTCCGCACATCTTTAGGCTGATCCAGGGCCAGGAAAATCACCTCGCAATCAATCCCAGCCGCATCCCCCCTAGATGGTAACTTAATATGATGCGTTAATGGTGGACTCCAACGCATTGGCCCAAATATATGTTCTGGGAAAAGTTCAAGCCAGGTCTTAATAGTTGTGGTCCGCAACTCAGGATAGCTGTTCCTGACCACAACAAACCGCGTATATCTGACCCCATCTTTTGGAGATACGGGCTGCTTTACCGCCCTCAACATAACCTCAGCCGCACTAGCATAAGACTTGCCGCTACCAACAGGGCCCATAAGACCCCTAAAAAAGCTATTATCAGACAGAAACTTCCAAACCGTAGGGCTGGCACTAAAATCTAAATCTAACCCACCAAAAACCCCATCACCATTAACTTTGCGTCTGGATGACCTATCACTCGCTGCTTTCGTCCGTCCCATCTTTTTCCTCATAATGAGTCACAACCGGACCCGTCATATTAATCCCAATCACGCTAGGCCGATCTGTTTTATCAAGGCTCGCTTCCAATAACCCATGATGCTTTGCGAGCATCCGCAGGGCCGAAACCTTGTCGTGCATTTCAATCTCAATGGCGTTACCCGCCCTGGTTGGCGTGACCTTGATCTTCTTAATCGCCTTTTTTGTCTCAAGTGGAATGTCGTCACTGCTACGCAAAGATACCCTGCCATCCTCTTTCCACTCCATAACCTGGGTAATATCACTGGACGCAATAACAGCTAACTCCTGTTTTACGCCCTCTCGCTCATCATCAGAGCCAAAGACCAAAGCCTTTCGCATCTGCCTGGTTGTCAGCTTTTTACTCACCCCATTCGGCTCCACTTCACATACTTGAAAGGCCCAATCTGCTTGCCCTTCCTCATGTTATCGCCATACCGCCCGTTTGCAGCGCGGCCAACCTCACGTTCAACGGTAAGCGTCTCACGCCTCAACCGCACCAACTCCTGGGCAAACTCCTCAGTGGTCATCGCCACAACGGTTTTTGTTAAGAGCATTTTCAACATCCCTTTCGATTGCAGCGATACCGCGACCAATGCCGCCATACCCAATAATATCAGCCCAGCTATCATCATGCGTGTCCTGGTTAGCCAGGCGCGATAGCTTGACCGCAATCATGCACATAGCCACCTGGTTCGGACTAATGTCATGGCTCAAAATTGCAGACCACATCTGAGCAATCGTGACATGATTGGAGTAGGGCGCACCGTAGTCATCGCCCCGCTCACGCAATATATCAGCGACAGACTCAATAGAGTCAGTATAGCGATCTACGCTCATTTCTTTTTACGTCCACGCTTCTTGGCTGGAGCCTTGCCACCCTTCCACGCCTCATTGATCGTGGGCGTCTTTTTATCATCAGCCATAAGCCGTCCAGACTCATCCCGCGCCCTGGTGGGCTTTGACACAAAGGTTGGAAAGAATAATTTTAAGAATTTAGTCCACATCGTTTTTCTCCTATGAAAACGGTTAAAATTTTGAGGCAACCCCCCGTATGTATACCGGACGGGTGGGGGGGCCATAGTGCTTTGTCAACGATTACAGTTACTTACGTCATTTGTCCGGCACCCCTTACACTTGCCAAGCCAACGTTTGGCTATTGTAATATGAGGCTATCATAATGCCGCCCATTTTGCGACCTGTTCGATTGTCAGCGGTGGCATCCGACCAGCCTTGAGGTTAGCTGTAGTCATAGCAACGGTTGCAGCCTTTACCTGGTCGGCTGTAACGCCACGATTTGCCAGGGGCCGCGCTAAATCCTGGTTAGGTCCAGCCAATCTATGCTGACCAGAAGCCATTTGGATGCCAGAAACAAACGCATGTGCCAATATCTTAAAGTCGTCATTTGAACCCTCAGACTCCCTTCTAATATGCGTTACAGCTTGCGTATCCTCATCGAGTGCTTCAGCTACCAGCTTTGGACGCGGGGCCCAGAATTGCTCTTTACTTGGCAAAACAGTCTGAGCCCCATCGAACATCACCTGGTATCTGTTGGTGCGCCAGGTGTTCTTAGCCTTGATCTTTGGCGGGTAGTCACGGGGCTGCAACTTACGCACATAGCCAGCTTTCATAAGTCTACCAACATGGATGCTGACAGTCTTAGTGCTTCGGCTAACGTGCCTGGCTATTGTCATCCTTGATGGCCAGGCTATGCCATAAGCATTGGTATAGAGACAGATAGCACCAAGCACACGGAGCGTTGTCCAATGCAAGTCATCATCCTGGATGGCTCTTGCTGGCAGTACACTATACTTTCTTATCGCTGGCTTATCAAAAGGGGATTGGGTCATCTGGCAGCTTATCCTTTCCTTTAATCTCAGTGACCCTGGAGCCACTAAAAGTCCGCTTGATCTCAATCACTGTGCCTGGTACAAACGCCATCAACTCATCTGCACTGAGATAAGCCACGCCTTCGGGCTGATCTTTCGGCATTTCTTCCTGGGTCTTAACCAATCTAATCACCACGCCAGGCTTTCCAGGGTGCGACATTTCCCAATAGTCTGTCCCAACCAGGGCGCAACCCATATCTGTCGCAACCTGGTCCAACTTGATCCAGGCTCGTTTCATTGCGGCTCCATGCCGCCTGGTATCATCCTCTTTGCCAAAGTGGATAGCCTCATTGAATTTGTCTCTTTGCGCGATAAACTTCTGGCCCAACTCATCTGGCACGATCTTGTGCAATCTCTCGACACCCCACTTGATTTCCATTTCTCTTGCCACAAGGTCATGGGCTTCGATCACCAACCTAGTTTCAGCGGACATGGGACAGTTGGGACAGGACTCTAGAGAGTGTCCTGTCCGTCCCGTCTGTCGGACACTTGTCCCAGACTTGTCCCATTTCTTATAACCCTTTGTTTTTACTCTGGACATTTTGTCCCATCCACTTGTCCCATGCCTATTTTACCTTCCAGACCAGATTTTGCCATTTTGCCACGATTTTCTTCTGAATAAGGGCTTCAGCCGCCCTCGAAAAAGCCTTCCGCTCGGCATCAGAATTGCCAGTAGAAATGGATTTTGCGAGTGCAGTTTGACGCCATGCGGACTCCGCAACCACGGTCACACCAGCCGGATAGTTTTCACCCCCAGGCGATGGCTGACCAGATGTGATGATGGCGTCATCCAGGGCATCAAGAACCACCTTTTGCGCTGGCCTCAGCCCCTTGACATTGCTGCTTGTGGGCCCCTGGTCGGTTCGTTCTAGCACTAAACTTGTGTCAACTTCTAAAGCCAGGACGCCGGAACCAACCTCAATTGTCCTGGTATTAAGCCAGATGGGGTCCATCATCTCTGCGTCTTTTTGCTTTTCTACGAC